ATGGGTGGCTCTGTTGCGATGCGCTCTCTTGCTGCAATGGCTGAGTTCTGTCCATCGTGCAGATTGCCGCTAGTGCGTGGCACTCGATTATGCCCACGCTGCAGAACCGCTATCATTACACCAGCCTGATTCATAAGGGGCGCAACTAAGGAGAGACAATGGGTCTAATTGACCGTCTAGCAAAAGCAGTAGCACAGCAAATCGAAAAAGCTCCAAGCAATCTCCCTGCGGGGTCAGTTGTTATGACTGAACAACAAATGCGCGATGCTCAGCACCAAGGTCAGACTTATGGCCAGCAAACTCCACTCTTGCGTAATCCTCTTATGTCCGGCGTTCCATTCGGCCCCGGTCAGCCCATCTTGCCCGGCGCTATCAACCCGCTTCGTCCAGACGGCCGCCCAGACCCACGCCGTTATGAATATCAGGTAGCGCAAAACCTCAACATCGGCACAGAGCAAAAGCTCGTGCAGTTCTCTACGCTTCGCGGCGCAGCTGAGCAGATTGACATCGTTCGCCGCTGTATCGAAGTTCTTAAAGCAAAAATCTCAGGCCTTGACTGGGACATCGTTATCGCTGAGGATGCCTCGGAGAAAATCATCGCGGAAATCGGCGGCGATCATGTTCGCGCCATGTCCACAGCTCGCTCAAAGTTCTCAGACGAGATTTATCGTATGCGCACATTCTGGGAAAACCCAGACCGCTCCAACGGCTTGACATTTATTGACTGGATGATGATGTCGCTAGAGGAAATCCTCGTCCTCGATGCGTGGGCAATCTGGCCTCAGAAAACTGTCGGCGGAGATTTATACGGCTTCCAGATTCTAGACGGCTCAACGATTAAGCCAATGCTTGACGATCGCGGTATGCGCCCAATGCCTCCGCAAGCCGCTTACCAGCAGATTCTTTACGGATTCCCGCGCACAGAGTTTATGGCTAACTCGGATGACCCACAGGCAGACGGCGAGTTCACCTCGGACGATTTGTCCTATTTCATCCGCAATCGCAGAGCAAACTCTGTCTATGGCTCGTCACCTGTTGAGCGCTGCTTGCCATTGGCTGACCTTTATCTTCGCCGCCAGCAATGGTTGCGCGCCGAATACACAGACGGCGTAACTCCTGAGATGATGCTGACTTCTGACGCAGACTTCGGAAACGACCCGCTCGTCATGAAGCAGTATGAAAACATCATCAACGACAACCTTGCTGGACAGACCGAGCAGCGCAAGCGCGCACTCATCTTGCCTGCAGGATTAAAGCCAGAGTTCTATGAAGGCTACGGCGAGAAGTTCAAGGCCGCGCTCGATGAATACCTCATCACCTCAATCACCGGACACTTTGGTGTTCTCCCCACTGAGATTGGCTTCTCGGCTAAGGGTGGCCTCGGCGCATCGGGCCATCAACAGGGAGAGGCTGAGGCTGCTCAAAGCATCGGCGTTGCACCGTTGGCACAGTGGATTTCCAAGATGCTCTCTAACATTTCTTACACCTACCTCGGAATGCCACGCGAGCTAGAGTTCAAGTTCATGGTCTCGGAAATCCGCGACAACGAAGAAGCTGCTAAGAAGTCAGACCTCGAATTGCGCGGTGGTACTAAGACCATCAACGAGCGCCGCTCTGAGCTAGGCCTTCCGCTTCTGGATACTCCAGCCGCAGACCAGCCAATCCTTGTAGCCGGCAACGGTGTGTTCTTGTTCTCTCCTGACGGAATCGTGAACGCCGCTGCTCCTATCGCTGGCGTTGAGAATGTCCAAGACGATGTAGATCCAATGGCCCCAACAACCGCAGTTGAAGCTCCTAGTGACGGCAGTGACGGCAATGACGCCACTTCTGAGGTAAAGCCGCCTAAAGAGCTAGAGCCTGACTTCCAAAAGGCTGGCGTACCATCTAAGGCAGAAGTTAAGGATGCGCTCTCTCGCTTAAAGATTCTTCCTAACGCCGCAGGAGACCATCCGATGTCGGACAGCCCTGAGCAGATAGCTGACTCTGTATCTAGCCCTTGGCCTATAGTGGAAACGCAAGACGGAGACTATCCCGTTAATCCAGATGTCTGGGAGAGGGCAGTCCTCACTCTGGTCAATGTCAAGGAGCTATACGGCACGGACACCGGCTTAGACCGCTCCAATGTCGCTGACCATATTGAGTCCATGGGGCAGGCTCTCACCCCATACCGTAATTATCCGCTGGTCTATAACGATGGCGAGAAGAACATCATCATTGACGGCCACCATCGCTTGTTCGCAATGTGGCTGCTCGGCATGGATCAAGTCCCTGTCTGGCTCGGCACTCCTGATATGGCAAAAGAAGCCGCATCAGAGGTCAAGGCATTTCTCAAATGGGCAAGCAAAGGCAAGCGCGCTCGTCAGTTTGAGTTCAACGCCTTAGACCCCATCGTGGGAGATGCGCTCAACCGCTGCTATTTCGATGGCGATATGGAAACCGCTAAGTCGCTGGCGAAGGCATATCTGACATGACCCTTGGTGTCCATCAAGTAGATGGGCGCTTAGCAGCAAGTAGCGCCGTGAAAATACGCGCGGCCTTGGTGAAGTCGGTCAATGCTCGTGAGGTCATCACAGGATATATGCAGACTCACCCCACGGTCAGCGAGTTCATCTCACAAGACCGCGCTCGCGCGCGCGCATGGGCTCTGCATAATGTGACACTTGACCACACCGCTTTAGAGTCAGCTATCCGTCAGCACTATGCCGTAATGTATGTGACAGGCGTGGCATCAACCTATGAGGCGTTTGGTAAGCAACTACGCCAGCGCAAGGCCGCTAAGCAACCCCCACATAACTGGAATCCGAGCGCTTTTGCCGTGAGCGCATTACAGAACGCGGTGAATTGGGATACATGGAAGCCCGGCAACCCTGCCGCTGCCGCCCTGCTCAAACCACCCGGCGGGCTAGAGAAGCTGCTCAATGGCATCAAGATTAAATCTCTGGACATGAAAAAAACCAGCTACGACCTTTTGGGATCACGATTAGCAGACGGCATCGCTATCGGCGCAAGCCCTAACCAGCTCGCAGACATGATTGAAAACTCACTCTCCTCACCCGAGCGCGCTCTGACTATCGCTCTGACTGAGGGTTCACGCGCCGCTAATCAGGCCGCAACCGACTCCTTTCAAGCCCTTGGCGTGGAGCAAATCGAGTGGGTCAGCGCTGAGCCAGATGATGAGGACTGCGATATCGGCGGGGAGATGGTCAATGTCGGCGATTCATTTTCTAACGGCCTGACCGCTGATGACATCCCTGTTCATCCTAACTGCCGATGCACGACAACGCCTGCGGAAATCAACTGGGACACTTTTGACTTTGGGGCTTCGCTAGATGAGGCGCTCGCGCAAGATTAACTAATAACCATTACAATTAAACGATAATCCGAGAAAAGGAAATCTATGGCGCTCAATCACAACAACATCACAGTTGGAACAACACCAACTCCTCTCGTCACAATTCCTAACGGCGTTGGATATGTAGCTGTTCAGGTAAACAATCGCGATAGCGCAGCGATATTTCTTGGTGATAACGCAGTCACCAATACCGTAGGAATCAACGGTGGACAGAACCTTGCTGCAAGCGCAAGCGTACAAATCTGGATGCATGGCAACGACACCCTTTACGCAGTATCAGCCTCCGGCACAGCAACAGGCGCAGTCTCGGTTATTTACTCAGCCTAACAACTCAATATGTCAGAAACCTTTGTCCCGCCCGCTGGGGCAGCGGCAGCAGCAAAGCGCGCACTCGGCTGGATCAGCGATGGTCATGCCGGCGATGGTTTTACAGGTGCAGGTCGCAACAGAGCTGGACAACTCTCACGGCGCGAAGGATTATCACGCGATACCATTATGCGAATGGTCAGCTTTTTCGCTCGTCATGAAGTGGACAAAAAAGCAGAAGGATTTAATCAAGGAGAAAAAGGATTCCCATCTCCGGGCCGAGTGGCTTGGGATGCATGGGGTGGAGACGCTGGAAAGTCTTGGGCTGAAAGCGTTGCCGCGAAACTTAACAAGGAGAAATCACTTATGGTCAATGACTTCGCTAATTCATACGCGGCTATCGTTAAGCAAGAAAAGCAAGAAGATGGCTCGCTGCTTGTCTATGGCAAAGCAACCGATGACTCTCTCGATATTGACCAACAGATTTGCGATGACGCTTGGCTCTCCTCTGCTATGCCAGAGTGGTTCAAGTCCGGCGGCAACATCCGCGAACAGCACTCATCTATTGCGGCAGGAGTAGCGAAAGAATATGAAGCGAAAGCGGATGGTCATTACATTTCTGCTCTTGTCGTTGATCCTATTAGCGTTAAGAAAGTGGAGTCAGGCGTTCTTAAAGGCTTCTCAATAGGCATCAAGTCCCCACGCGTTGTCCGCGACCAGAAGGCTGCTAACGGCCGCATCATTGACGGACAAATCGTGGAGATTTCTCTTGTGGATCGTCC